GAGCCAATGCGAGCCAATGAAAGTTTTGAAGGCAAATGCAATAAAGCATATAGATGCATGTCATGTTTTAAAGGTATTGTTGCGTATTTTAAAATGAATCTTACAAAGTATGAGGAAGAAATTAAAAGACATATTAAGCAATGAAAAATTGATAAATGATTTTATTGATTATTACAGCATTGAGTTTGATGTTAAGCCAAAGATTGTTTTAACAATGATTGAGCATAATTTTATCAAACCCAATGTAATATTTACTTATGCAGTTAATAAAAAGTACAATGATATTATTGATTCAGTGCCTAAAAAAGAAGCTGCAATATTAGAAATAGCGCATAGGTATAAATTGGGGCGTACTTATATTTTTAGGCTGTTAAAATATGGTGAAGCATACTTTAGAAAAATTAAGTACGAAAAAGTGAACTAAGACTTTAGTTATAGAATATACTATTTTTTATTGCCTGCGTATTATGTAGGTATGAGAACAATAGAAATATATAACACCGAAATTGGCGAATTTGCACTAGCACAGTTAAAAAACGATCTGGAAAACGCAGGCGGTGAGGATGTATTGTTAAAAATATATTCTTATGGTGGCAATCCCTTAGATGGTTTTGCAATGGCTAATGAAATACAAAATTACAGCGGTCGTGTTACATCCTTAGGTGTTGGGATGGTAGCAAGTGCCGCAACTATTCCATTTTTAGCCGCTGACGTTGTTACAATGGATAAAGATTGTCTGTTAATGATCCATAACGCATGGACAGGATTAGAGGGCGACGCAAAAACCTTAAGACAACAAGCGGATGTGTTAGACAAAGTAAGTAATACACTTGCTAATTTTTATGCAGAATGTACGCAAAGATCCAACCGCAACACATTATCATACGAAGACATACAAAATTACATGAACGATGAGACTTATTTCACGGCTGGCGAAGCTTTGGATATGGGTTTTATTGATTCAATAAGCAATTCTATTCAAAAGCCCCAACAAACAGAAATAAGGGCTAAATTAAATAATTTTAAAAGCATTGAAAAGATGGACAATAAAACATTGTTACAAAAAATTAGTGCCCTGTTTGCTAATAATACTGAAATGAAAGAAGTAATGGCAGCACCAGAAGAGGGCAAAATGTCACGTGAAGAAGTTGAGGAAATGGTACGCAAGTTAAAAGATGAAGGCTATGACATTATACGACGTGAAGCTAGAGATATGGACAGGGAGGACGATATTGAAAAAGGTCTTGGATTCTTTAAAAATGATGAAGAAAAAATAGACATGGAAGACCAAGCGGTTAACCAAATGAAGAAAATGCAGAATCAAATTGAAGCTTTAACAAGTCAACTTAATAAAGTTCGTGAAGGCAATATAAGTGCCGCACCTGCAGCAACAGGAATGCAAAATGAAACGAGTAAAAAATGGCGTGGCATTAGTGCTGAAACAAAAAAACAGTTGGCGGCAATTGAAACAGCAATGTTAAAAATTAAATAATTTTTTAATCAATTTTAATATAATATTATGTCAAATATAGTAAAGCCAGAAAGCGCATTTTTTGGAGATCATAAGCCAGCTTTTGATAATACATTACCTAAAGACGGTGGCGTATTTCTTAGAGGCGTACCCAAAAAAGGCAATACAATTGTTTATTTTCCTGCATTTAGCTACACTTTAGCAGCAGGAGTTTTGACAATTACAAATGAAGATCCAAGTAAAGCAACAGAACCATATAAATCTTTTACAGTGCGTGTATCTGATCATGAAGGTGGCGAAGCAGGAGGAAGCATAAAAGACGGTGACCCGTTTACAGTTGATGTATCTAAGCTTAAACAAAATTGCAAATGGACATTAGGGTTTGGAACATCCAAGCAGGATGTAAATAAAATAGATTCCTATTTTAATTTTGCTATTAGAAACTTAAACCCTGAAGTTGCATCAGGTGGATATGACACAGGCGATGCACTTGTGAGATCAAGAATTTCAGTTGATGGCGCATTTGTTTTAGATAGCGATACAATTGCAGTAACAAGCACTGTAGGAACTGATTACACCGCAACATTTGATGTTGAAAATTTAGGAAATGTTAATGATGTAGAATTTACAGTTGAGCTGCAAGAAATTTTGGGCGACATGTCAACATCGCAAACAACACCTTTAATTGTTGCGCCTGGTGGTTCGGGTCAATTTACAGTAGTACTTGACGGGCAAACAGCAGGTGAATATTTTGGAATTGTAAAATTAATAAGTGCAGATAAGGGCGTATTTTCTGTTGCTCTTAAGTGGACTATTTCGTAATTAAAAATTATATAAAAAAATGGCTACAGAATACAGCAGCAGAACGATAAACATAGACGGCATAGAAGCAAACACAATTTTTCTAAAACCTGTTTATACGGATCCTGCAATAGTAGATTTATTTCGAGTAATGCCACGCATTAACTATCGAAAAAAAATGGCTTTTTTGGGTGAGATGCCCCCGCCAATGCGCAAATATATTGGTTGTGATTTTAACCCTACAACGGGAGTAGTTTTAAGTGAACGTGAAATTGACACAGAACTAATTCAAATTAACTTAGTTTTGTGTGATGCAGATTTTGTTCAAACTGATTACGATCAATTATTAAATTATGATACAGATAGAAGTGTTTTTGAGGGCACTATAATTCTTGAGTTAATGCAAGAGCGTTTACGTTTAGCAACTCAAAAACACATTGAAACATTGGCATTCTTTGGTGATCGCACAAGTCCTGATCCTGTAATTAACATCACAGACGGTTTATTCACTAAGTACTTTCCTGAAGCGGTTGCACAAAATTTAATACCTTATACGCCAGTTGTTCAGGCTAATGCGCTTGGTAGTGGTGACGCTGTTAAATTAATGAACGAAGTTTATTATAACAGAACTAAACAACTTAGAGGTGTTGAAAAAAATCTACAACGTTTCTATGTATCTAGTGAAGTTTACGATAGGCTAGAGCAAGACGCGCAAGATGGCGTTTACGGTAACCAAGCTTATATTACTTCTATTCGTGAAGGTATTCCAATTATGGAATTTCAAGGTATTGAAGTAGTGCAAATGAATCTTTGGGATACTTTTTACAATGAATATGTTGACCCAAATGTTGACAATGCTAAATTAGTAGTATTAACAACACGTGATAATATGGTTTTGGGTACGGATATTGAAAGCAATATGAATGCAGTTCGCTTGACTTTTGATCCTTCAAAACGTGACACACAAATTCACGCAGCGTTTAAGCTTGGGTTTAACTATATTCATGAATCACTTTTTTCAATCGCATATTAAAATATATATATCATGGCATGTACAGTAATTGCAAATTGGGATTTATGCACTGAGGGTGGATCAACGGGCGGAATTGATGAAATTAAGCTTTTAAAAGCTGATGAGTTTGAAAGCGTAACCGTAGGCACTGAGGGAGAAATCACAGCAATAACATTAACAGCAGGCGCAACAGAAGGATTCCAAGACATTGACTTTATCAGTCAGGGGGCGCAAAATGTTGACAGCATAGCAGTAACAAATCAGGGTACTAATGTAGTTGACACAAATACATTAACTATAATTGTACCAAAGCAAACGCAAGCTAAATGGAATTTTGTTTTAAACATAACAGATTGTGTTTGTGGTTTGATTGTGTATTATAAAGATCTTAACGGTGAAGAATGGTTATTAGGTACAGAGGGTAAAAAACAAAGATCATATATGACGCAAATTGATGCTGATACAGGTTTAGCGTTTACAGATCCAAACCAAATAACATTTACAATAACCACAGAAGGCAAAGTTGCCAAACGTAACGCAAATGGAATAACATTACCAACAGTGTAATTTTTGTCATAAATACGGGGGCTGCTTTTTTCATACTTTTGCAGCCCCTTTTTAAATATATAATTATGTACAAAGTAATAAAAAATGTTCGTGTTGGTGCAACCATAGAAGATGGCAGTAAGAGGCTAAATAAATTACTATCTGAATGTACACAAGACGAATTGCAAGCCTTATACGAAGAAATAAAACTTATTAAGTATATAGAAAAAATAAGTAATGAAGCACCACCAAAAAAGAAACGCAACAACAAAAAAGGGAAGCCGCCAACAAGGCTTGAAGACTTCGAAGTTACCGACACAACCGACAGCGAAAAAGAAAACTAGTATAAAAAATAATATTGCTAAGCTCAATCGCTTTGGATTAGGTTATAATGATGCCTTAGATTTTGTCTTAAATAAAGACATAATTTTAGAGTATCAAAAATATGAGTTGCAATACAACTTTGAAGAGTATGTTCCTTTTTTAAGTGATGACAATTATTTATTTACTCGTATTGATTTCTTAGCAAAAGGATCACCCACATTAGGAGCCATAATAGCCAATAAGACACATCTTATTGCAAGCGGTGGCATAAATGTATATCAAGCACCAACAAAAACTATTATAAACGGATTTAAGAAATCGTTAAAGCAAAATATTGATAATATTGAGCAAATAGCACCGCTAAATGATTACTTTAATGATGTTGATAATGATAAAGATTTACAGGAGGTTATTGCAAAAGTAACACGTGATTATATCACTTACGGAAATGCTTTTGTGCAACTAATAAAATATAAAGGCACTAAATTTGATCAAAACGGAGTGCTGCAAGATTACAAAAAGTTAATTGTTAAGCACACGCCGCTTGGCTATTGCCGCCCCAAAGTAGTGCGGAATAGAGATGAAAAAAGATATATTGGAGTAAGTGCAGATTTTGAAAAAGGTATAAGGCTACCTGTTAATGTCAAAGATATACCAATGTATCCAAATTTTGAAGAAGTTGAAATAAATGGCGATGCATACGAGCGCACAATAATACATTTAAAAGATTACCAACCCAATTTTTATTATTGGGGTGTGCCAGATTGGATTGATTGCAATTTGTTTGCAGAAATCGAGTATAGAATTGCAAGATTTAATATTAGTCAATTTGAAAACGGATTTGCACCAAGTGCAATAATTACAATGGGAGGTGCAACAAGTGACCCAGAAGACGTACAAGAGTTTACACGATATTTTCAAGAAAGTTTTACTAATACGGGTAACGATGCAAAAGTGTTGTTTTACATGTTGGAAAATCCAGACTATAAAATTGATGCACAGATATTAAGCGACATTAGAGAAGGTCAATTCACTGAATTGCAAACTTTATGTGCTCAACAAATTATAACAGGCTGTAATTGGACAACTTCATTAGCAGGAATACCAACACCAGGTAAATTAGGCAGCAACCAACAATTAAGGTCTGAATTTAGTTTGATTGAAAATATGGTTTTAAAGCCTATTCAAAATTTGATGAATAGAAAGCTAATAAACCCAATAATACAGGAAGCAGGCAAATATATGGGTTATGATTGGAGTGTGATACATGCAGAGTTGGCAACAAATAACCCATTAGATTTAAGCAGCGAATTAGATTTAAATGCTGTATTAACACCAAATGAAAAACGTGAATTATTAGGCTATGAGCCACTAGATGATACACAATTAGCAATATTAAACGCAATGCAAAATGATAATACTAACCAACAAACAGGAAATAATACTGAATAAGTATAGTTTTTTCCCGCAAAATATGGAGCTTGATGCTGCTATAATTGGTAGTATTTACCCAGCGGAAAAGCGTTTTTTAAAATCTTTGTTAGGTGAAGACTTATACAATGAAATGATAAGTTTAGGCAGTGGCGTTGTATCTAATTATGTGGCAAATCCAAATGTTGAAAAGTTTCCAAATAATGCAAATTATGAAAAGCTTTGGGCAAATTACCTGCTTCAATTTATGAGTATTGCAGTAATGCATGAATCTTTGCCATTTATTGCCGCTCAAATACAAACTAATGGAGTAGTACAACAAAATCCATACGGGGCAACAGGATTGACAATAAAAGACGCACAAACGCTGCAATTACAACACAGAGATACAATTTTTAATTTATGGTACGAGATAGAGAAATTTTTATGTGATAACAAAAAAGAATATCCACTATTTAAACCAAGGAATTGTATAAGATATAATTGTAAAGATTGTTTTGATAGTGATATTAATTTTTTTGAATATTTGTTACATGGTAGACACAGACACCGTGTAAGAGTAAAAAAGGGGGTAGTATTTTATGGACGTTCGCACCATTATTGGAAACATAGACATTAATGTTCTAGCAAGCAGTGCAGTTGCTTGTTTTGGAACTATCACATTGACAGGAGCTACGCAAGTTGTATATTGTACAATTGCTTTATTTTCTTTTTTATTAACCTTAGTACATTCAATTGACAAACACAAAAGACGCATGAAAGAGCTTGATTTAAATAATAAATTGTTAGAACAGCAAATTGAAAAAAACAAGGTTAAAGATGAAAGTAAAACTTAGATATGTTTGCTTTTTAATGTGGATAATTTGCGCTTTTGGCATTATTCACATTCATTATATACAAAAGCAAGAATTGAGCAAAAACAAAAACATAGAAGATATAGAAACTAAAATTAAAAGCGATTTTAAAAGGGCTAATTTTAGTAAAAAAAACATAATAAACATATTAATTATAATAATAAATAAAACTTGTAATAACTATGAAAAATCTGAAAGAATTACAAAGCACCCTGCACAATTTTAAAAAACAAAATATTGAGTACAAATCTAACCCTATTGACCCCATAGGTATTATTGTTTTTGTTGTTGATTTTTTAATTGCTTTAGTAGATAATTTTGTCAGCGATCCAGACAATCAAAAACCTTAAATTATGGACATAAAAAAATTAGGCAATAATCGTATTTTATTTTTAGATGGAAATCGTATAAGATTTTCAATTTCTGGTCAGTGTTCTGCTTATCTTGACGACAATCAAGAAGATATAGTTATTAAAGAAGATGGCACAACATACAGCTTTGTAGCTGAAGAAGTTGAAAATATTGACACGGGTAGCGGTTTAGTGCCATTCTCGGGAAATGCTAATACTTTACTTACAGAACTGAACGAAAATTTTTTTAAAGCTTCTAGCGGTGGCGGTGGCGGTGGGGGCGATCAAATTATTAAAGGTTCAACACCGCCAAGTGATACATCAAAGTTTTGGTTTAATACAGCTTTAGGATTTACATTTTATTATGAATCTGGTGTTAACAGGTGGTTATCTGACCAAAACTATGTTCAAAATTTTAGCGCAAACGCAACATTAAACAACAACGGATTTTTTAAAATTGACAATGTTAGATTAACAGCAGATAGAGGAATTGTAACGCCTTACGCATCTAGTTTAGCATTTTTTACTTGGTATCAAAGCACAGATGTTGCAGGTGATGCAGTTGTTTATTCGCAAGGCAATGTAATTAAAAGTGTACCTGTTTCAGGTCTGCAAGGGGCTGCATTGGTTCCAGATTTCCCAATTATTGATAAGTTTGAAACAATATCTTTGCAATGGCAAGGCTTACAAACAACTAATTTTGTTGGGTATTTATCATATAAAATAACTTATATACCATGATTAATTTAAAAAATATAAGCGGTTCAGATTATGATATAAATAATTTAGTAGTTGACCCGCAAGTTTTAGACCCTGTAAATGATGGTAAAATATTGGCAGGGCAAATAATTGATATTAGTGTTAGTTTGACACCTGATCAAATAGATGAAAGCGATCAAATATTGGACGGAATAAATAACGATATTTTAGTTTTTTGTGATAGCAACGGCAACGAATACAGCAAAGAACAAAGTTTAGTGTTATTTTTTAATGCGCCTGAAAGTTTTGTTGTAGGCGTAGATTTTCAAGATAATGCATTAGTTTTAGATAAAAACAACGTGTATGTTAATGGGGGCTACACAGGCACTGAAATTGGAACAAAAGAAAATCCATTTAGTGGATGGCAGGCGGCAATTGATGTAGCCAATGACAAGGCAAATATTTATATGACTGGTGTGTTGTCAAGTGTTGTTGGACCTACAGATAAGAGTTTGTTTTTTTTAGGTGAGAAAGATAAAACTTTTGTAAAGTTTGAAAACTTTGATCCTGCAAATGGTCATTTGTTTGAGCAATTACAACCGAACTGCTTACAAACTTATTATTTTAAAGACATTATATTTGAAAATGCAGGCGATCACGCAATATGTATTTTAAGCGCTTTAAAAGTTCAAACAATTAACTGTAATGGTTTTAACAATGGATGGACCAATGCAACAAGTAATCAAAATAAGATAGCATTTATAAATAACACAACACAAACGCAAGCAGATTTACAAGCATTTGCCGCAAGTAGTGATGTAAGTGATGGCGGTTTTGTAAAACTTGTAAATGTTCCTGTTGTTAGTTTATCAGAATCAGACACCTTTTATAACAATTCATCTTACTATTTAGAAAATTGCGGTATTGGTGGCAGCGTGTTTATATCTAGGTTGCAAAATTCATACAATTTAAGCCCTGTAAAAGTTATAAATTGTGATAACGTAACAGCTTATAATATGTATTACGGTGATACAGCTAATCAAGGGTTGTATGTTGAGGGTGGAAAAGAAAACCGTTTTGCATTAAGTGTATTTCAAAATAATTGGAGTAGTGACGTGCAAACCAAAAATGTAAGCAATACAAAGTTTAGAGATAACGATTTAACAAACAGTCAAAGGTGTGATTACAATTTTGATGGTTCTTTAGTTACTAAAGGATCATTTCATATCAGTGGAAACCAAGCAGACAATGACAGAAAGTTTTTACTTGAAGTTTTAGATTCACAAATACATAGCACAGAACGCATAACAGGTCTTAATGTATGCGGTATTTATTTCGATGTATCGTTGGGTAATATTGGAGCAGGACAAAATATAATTAATATTGATGATGTTGGTTTGATTGGTTTTGATGAACAAATTGATATGAGTTATGTTGATGCGCGTAACTTAAAGATTACTGTTGGAGATAACAGAAGCCAAGAAAATGAAGTAAGCTATATTAAGCCGCCTTTATTAGGTAATTTTTATTCTAAGCCTTTTAGTAATCAAGTTACACGTGTTTTGTTTCCTGACTTTTCACTAGATAATAGCTTAACTAACATTATAGTTAAAGACAGGCAAACAGATTTAGTTATTGATATATACCCTATAAATGGCTTAAGTGTTGATGTTACAACAATGAATTTATTGTATGGCGAAAAAATACAACTTGAAAATTTAGTTCGTGAAAATATTTCTATTAACGGAACATTATTAAATTTAGGATCAGACACCACAACAGCAAATGAGTTAAATAATTTATTCACTAGAAATGACACAGGGGGCGGAATAGTTGACCCGCCAAACCCTACATTAATAGGAGTGCCAGAACCTTTAGCAAGTGGAGACAATTACAATCCTGCATATATTACGCAAGGCATACCAGACGGTTCAGGAAAATTTAATCTAATTGCAACAGAAACGGGAGACAATAAAGGAGATATTTGGAGCTTAGTGCCATTAGATCAAAGTGAGGAATTTACACAGTTTCAAACAGATAGTTCCGGAGGAGGTAAAAGGTTTTATGTTGGATTTTGTAGAGATGATCAATTAAGTTCTTTGGGTGATGGCTCAGGAAACGGAAGTGAGGGGCTGCAATGGTCTTTGGCTATTTATGAAGGTTACAACGCACCTTGGACATTTTACGGCGATCAATCTGCATTTAGTTATGGCGAGTATTTTACTAATAAAGAACTATTTAGATTACACAGTAATATATTAAACGGAAAAGTAACTTGGAAAGTTGGCATTGATGTTGATGGTAAATTTAAAGTTTATGTATTTAGTGTGTTAGATAGTGAGTACAAATTTGTGGCTTCAACAAGTTATTCTTTAACAGGTGATGATTATCACACAGTTGTAAGAATGTACAGCCAAGGCATGGGATTTTATGATGACTTTGTCAACTTTAGATTTCCAGAAACAGGCACACCATTAACATTTTATTATATTGAGTCACCACAAGGCAACTATGAATATCCTTTATTTTTAAGTGAAGCTGAAGCAATAGAATTTGACACGGAAAACGGTGGAACAGGACAAGCAATAGCATATCAATATAATAACGAAATACCCGTTGTTCAAACTTATTACATGCCTGAAAGCTTACAGGTAGTAGATAGTTCAACAATACCGCCAACAACATTGTCAACTTATGAAGATATTGAATGGAATATTGTAACAGTTGGTAATGACTCAAATTTTGCGCCTACAGCTTTTTCAACTCAAACTATTGATAAAATAGAAAATGAGTATTGTAGTGTTCAAGTAGCACCGCAGGACGTTACATACACAACTACATTAAGCAATAATTTGCCAAGCGGTTTAAGTTTTAATGGCTTTTTAATTAGTGGAACAATTCCTTATGTTGAAAGCGATCAATCACTTGATATAATTGTAACACGTACAAATGAATTTGGATCAAGCACAGGGGTTTTAACAATAAACATACAAAACAGTCCTGCATTATCTAATTTAACAGGATGGACAGTACACCAAGGCAATACTTTTATACCTGACAATGTACTAGCTACCAATAACAGTTTATTAGACTTTGACACTGTATTAAACCAAGGTGAAAAATTAACATGGACACAAACTAATTCAGGAGGTGCAACGGGTGGATTTGGTCAATATGCACAAATAGGATTGTTAAAATCTGGTGTTGATAAGTCAATTGAAGATGTCGGAAATGTAACAGCGCCTTGGGAATTTAGATTGGTAACATGGACGACAGGCGTAAATAATGCAAATGGTGCAAATGGTGTTGGATGGGATAATAATGCAAAGTTAGATAATGGATTGACAAATAATGGCATTGAATGGGAATTACACTACAAATCAGATGGTTTTGTTGAAGTATATAGAGATGGCGTTTTAAAAATTACGTCTTTGGTTTCTTATTCAGGTGGCTTAACAATAAGCTATGCAACACCACAAGTATACGGGCTAAACACCAAAGTACCTTTATTTGTAAAATCAACTATACCATTTACAGGCGGTGCACCTGATGGATTCACTTTAACAAGCGGATCAATGGATAGTCAAAATGTTTTGGGCACTAACGGTGTTGTTACATTAGATTTAGTAATTGCAGAAAACAAACGTTTTATAATTCCAAGCACATTTGTAAGTACTAATATTTTACCTAACTTACAAGCTAGTTTAAATAAAGCATATATTGCAGTGCCTAAAATTGGTGCAAATTGGAATAATATAGATTTACATATTGATTTTGATGCAGTTCACAGATGGGAATTTCAAAGCGGTGACAGACACAAATTAAGTGAAAGCGTCGGAGATTCTATAAATGCAAACCCATTAGTAATAAATAGTGCAACAGATCCAACATATAATTTTGCAATTGAATGGGATGGCACCAACTTGCATGTAATTGCACATAGTAGTTTAACAGAATTAAATACAAGACCAGGCGTTATAAATGGAGGTGTATTTGATAGAGTGTTTACTTATTCTAATTATAATAATGTTAGAACGGGTAATTTGCCAATAGTATTTGCAACTAAAACAGGCGGTAAATTTACACTTACAACGGATCAATTAAGCATTATTGACATACCTTTGGGACAATATGACTTTAATGTTGTTGAGCTTACAGAAACAGTTGCAAGTTATAACGGCTTAACGGGTTCGCAAATAAATTTGCAGGCAGATTACATATATAGATTTTATTTAACTGATGGATCAATTGAAAGCACAGACACATTGACATTTGAAAATGTTTCTACTTTGCAGCCATACACAACAGGGGTAACGACAAATGGAAATTTTGGTGATTATGATTACTATGTTGAATTTGCTATACCTTCAGATGTTCCACCGATTAAAATAATGTGGAACGGAAACAACAACGGAGTTTTAAATATTAGTGGCTCTACTTATGTTGAGCCTGTCACGGGTGTTACTTTAGAAGGTCCAGCAGCTAACCAAAGCGGTAATGTAATGTTGGCTAATTCTTGGCTTGCTATTGATGAACCATTAAGCGCAGGCGAAAGAATAGTTTTTACAGCAGCATTTTTAGCAGAGGCAGTGGCAGAGTTGAGCAATTCAGAAGCAATATTTTTTGGGCTTAAAAAATCGGGTTGGGTCAATACAGATTTAACAGATGGTTTTGCAGGCGGTATTTATTTTTATTTGCAAAAAGTAAGCAGTACAGATATTAGAATTTATATGATTGGTGGCACGGGTACGAGCTCAACAATATTTACAACCAATACCATACTAACTGATATGTTTATTGAAGTTACTTCAAGCGGTGATAATATTCGAATAGGTCAAAAAGTTATTACTAATTTTGATGATGATCCAGAAACAACAGCTTATTCAGAATGGGTAGGTAATAAACGCCAAACGGGTAATCAGGGCTTTAGTATTACTTCAGTTGATGTTGTTATGTTTTACTTAAAAGCAACGGGTTCATTTGATACTGCAAATGTTAATTGGAATTTATTAAATGAGTATGCTGTACCAGTTGCAGGAAATAATTTAATAACTAGCCACACAAAAGCTTTAGACTTTAGCGGTTCCAATGAATATGCTTATCAAGTTAGCAACCAAAATTATAACAATGTTTTAAGAATGAATAGTATTAGCTCAACGGTTGCGCCACCAAGTAATTTAAATAATACTTCTAATAATTCCAATGCAAGACCTTGGGCAATTACTATAATTTACAAAATAGACGGCAACAACTCAAATCAGCACATTTGGAATATGGGAGAAGGTGCAGGGTCTAACGACGACAATATATATTTAAGATTGGCTGCGGATAGGAATTTATTTTTTGGTTGGGGTCGTGATGGGTCATTAAATGAATGCAGTTTAGGGCAAATAAATACATCAAATTGGTATGGCTTATATGTTGCGCATAACGGCACAAGGTTAACAAACCCAAGCGCAACAGACCTTGCAACTATGTTTACTATTAGAGCAATGGCACAGCCAACACAATGGTCATCATTAAGTGGTGATATATCTATTGCTAGCAATTGGACTGCAACGGGTGGCAATATGACTCGTTCTTTTAATGGTCAGTTTAGTGTGGCCGGCAGGGGCAGCAATAGAAGTTTCCACGGTAAAATAAACAGCGTTGTGGTAACTACATTAAAAACTAATTTTGCAATGCCAAGTGATGAAGAAATCAAATTAATGATTAAAGACCCTGAAAAATGGGTGCAAGATTATAAAGTTGGTGAAACATTTAGAAGGCCAGACGCATTTGGTACTTCAGGAGTATTTGCACTTAATAATATTAATAGTGCGAGAAGTACACAAGTTTGGACTTTTGAAAATTCTTTAGATGCTTATGCTTTAATGCGTAATTTTGTATCTACTTCGGATCAAAACGAAACAGCATTGAGAATGCAAAGCATGCAATCAAACGACATTGAAACTATAAATATACCTTTCTTAACATCTTAATAGCGATTTATTAATTGGGTGTTCTTTATTTTTTCTTTGGCGGTGCAAATTAATTTTTGTACCGCTTTATTTTTATTCATTATAATTTGTTTTTAAAAATAAATAGTTGTATATTTACATTATTACAAAGGGGCTGCAATAATTTATTTTTTAAAATGGGGTTTAGAAAAGATTAAGCAGCCCCAATTTTTTTAACATTAAACTTATTTTTATTATGGCAAATTTTATAAAATTAACAACAACAAACACTGTATTAAAAAAAACAGAAATATACGGATTAAAAAAAGTTACTATTAGTGTAGGTGATGTTAATTATGACATACAATTTAATGAAATTGAACAACATTTAGTGATTACAAAAAATGATCTGTTTATTAACGACAAGTTTTCAACTATTGAAGCGCATGAAATTTACACTAACATTGCAACTATAAAATAATTATTCACACTAAAATTTATGACAATGGAAAATAAAAATTTAAACTTTTGGTCAAAAGTATGTAAAACGCCAATAAATAAAACTAAGCAAGTTAAGCAAGGCGGCATGTCTTATACTACAATAAACGCACAATATCAGCTAAAACAAGCTACAAATCAATTTGGTGTGTACGGTGTAAAATGGAAATTACATGATCTTAAGCACGAATTAATTAACATAGATAATGAAATATTATTAGTATTGAATGCAAAATTTAAAGCTAATGAATGTGAATTTCCAATAACAAATTCAATTTATTTAAAACGCAAAACAAAGAACGGTTTAAAAATAGACACGGACGCATACAAAAAGCTTGAAACCGATACACTAACAAAAGCACTCAGCAAACTAGGGTTTAACGCTGATATATTTGAGGGGTTATATGACAACCAAAATTATTTAAATAGTTTATCTTTAGACGCTGATTTAAAAAATGTAGATCAAGAATATAAGCCAACATTGCCAGTTGCTAAAAATGATCAAATTGAATATCTTGAAAAAAACTTAAACGATAATAATAAAGATCAATTATTGAAAAGATTTTTTAGCAAATGCAGCGTAACACAAAAGCAACTTGACAGACTTGAAAAATTAAATATCGATTGTTCACACATAACACCTGTAAACGATGGAACTAAAGATTGATCAAGGAAGTGGCGTATGGTTTATAAAGCGTGCGCCACGCTTTACAAACAGCAATATATTTACTTTGATAGGCAAAGACAAAACCAAGTTAACACAAGGGGCATTAACTTATGTGTATGATAAGGCAGCAGTTGCATTATATAGCAAGCATTTATTTGAAGATGAAAACAGCTATACAAGTGAATCAATGCAAAGGGGGAACGATCTTGAGCCTGTGGCACGTATGGAGCACTCAATTAAGACAGGTGTAAATTTTCGTGAATGTGGTTTTTTTCTACATAGTGTCTTAGGTAAACACTTTGGGGGCAGTCCCGACGGATTAAGCGAATGCGGTACTATTACAGCAGAATACAAATGCCCTGACAATTACGGTACATTTTTGAAGCTTTGCATGTTAGATACTCCAGACGATTTATATAAACATAGCAAGCAATATTTTTACCAATGTCATTCACATATGTTATTGACAGGCGCAAAGATGTGTCATTTTGTTGTGTTTGATCCTAGAGAAAAAAAGATACCAGACATAAAAATACTAGAAATACCGTACGATAAAGAAATTGCAGAACGTATTGAAACATTTGTAAGATTAGCGATTAAAGAGAAATTAAGAATTATTAAAAAATTAACATCATGAAAAAGCAAAAATTAAATAAGCAGCAATTTAAAAAATTTATATTAGATAAATGCAATCCATATAATTGGAAAATTAACCCAGCAAAACCCCCAAAACATATTAGTACAAGTTCTTATTTAACTTACAGGGACAATGGTATTTTGCCGCTCAATAAACTTGAAACCCTATTAAATAAAATGGGTTATCAAATAGACAATATTGAAATATCAGAAAAAAAGTAAAAGTTTTTTAATATAAATTTGTTTTTAAAAATAAATAGTTGTATATTTACAATACATTAATTAACAAACTTAATTTTATTATTATGGACAATCAAAAATCATTTGATCAATTTAAAAAAGATATTAATAACTTATATAAAGTTGGTAATTTAATTTTTTTAAGTAATAATATTTTAGATACTGCAAAAATAAAAAGTATAAAGTTTGATAAATTTTTTAATTGTGCAACTTTATATGTTATTAAAAAAAGTGGATTTGGTCAAAGTATTAATTTTTTTAACAAGTAAACTTAATTTTTTATTATGGATATTGCAAAAATGATCACGGATTACAAACAATTATTACAAGACACACAAGTATTAATTTGCAAAAACACAGACACTAGAATACGCAAGCAAGACACTATGGATTGTTTTGAGATGCAAGAACTAGAATGCGAACGTAAATTATTGCACACCAAAAAGCAAAGTTATATTAATTTTATTGCAAAGCTTGAATCTTTATTGCTAACCAATGTAAAATTATAATCATGGATAATTACGCAGGTTGTTACGGATCAAACCAATTTGATAGACATTTTTCTGATATGTTAGATGCACATTTAGACAGAATTGAAGACGATCAGCCGTTTGATTACGATAATTACGAAAGACATCAAACATGCGATTGTTGCAAGCAAAAATTTGATGTTACAGATTATGGTGTTGAAGAAATTTACATGGAAGCAGCCGACGAACATTGGATATATTGCATGTATTGCGACGAAGAAACAATTTTAGAATTTAGTTAATAACAGGGGCGCACAGCCCCACAAAATACAACTTACAAAAAATAATTATCATGAATTTTATATCTATAAAAAATAAATTACCAGAATATAACCCTACACAACACAGAGCTTTTGATATTTTAATTAAAGCTACAAATGATAGGTATTATACTGGTTATGCTGTTACTGAGTATGGTAAAACTACTTTTTACCAGTATAATGGCAGAAAAATATTAAATGTTATTTCTTGGCTATATTTACCAAAACAGCAAAACAAAGAATCATGAAAAAATTAATAAAAATAATAGTGTTATTTGCTTTGTCTTGGCTTATATGTTGCAACTTTTATCAAGCTTTAACATGTAAAACAATGACACAACAGGAGCTATTTTTAAGGATTCACAAGAGTTTTATTATAGATTTTAAAAAATGTTAATAACAGGGGCGCACAGCCCCACAAAATAAAAAGTATGAAAACTTATAAAATAATATTTAGAAACAGCAAAACAGGACTACCACAGGGCACGACAATACAAGCCGCCAATAAATCAGATGCAATTGCCAAAGTAAAAGCATTTTATAACGTATCTGAAATTATTGAATCATGGGAAGTATAATAGTAACACTTAAAAAAAATAAGTACAGCCCAAAAGTTATGCAAGCTATAAAGGCAAAATACAAAGGTTTAAAAGTTGTTTTTAAGTTTAAAAAATAGTTATGAGCATTCCACATTACAAGGATTCAGATCCCATACTTATAAATCAATGGATAACTAATGCAGAAATTTACAATTGGAGTAATCAATTATTTACCCTTGAGGCATTTGGTAATAAAAATCATAAATATCATTTGACATTTTGCAAACCAACTTTACAATATTGTTTAGATCAAAATGGTAGAGATGAATATTTTTCTCCTAAAAATGAAGAAGAAGAAAAACTATATTATTTGCAAGTATTAATTTACCGAATTATAGAAAAATATTATTTACATATTAAATTTGATGAAAATCAAATGCAGAAACTTTATTTAATTTATTTAATTTGTTTAGAAACATCAGAATTATCTGAAGAAGTAATAAAACTTATTAAATCCAACGACTTAAAAAACATAGAGCTTGCATATTTATTAACTTATCCAAATGAAGAATCATGAATGACTGGAAACTTACACAGGAAGAACAAAATAAATTACCTAAAAAATATCTTGAAAAATATAAAAGAGCTTTATTTTTTATAAAAATGCCTCATGCAATTGGTCCATATGGAGGTTGGGCAACTGGTCATGATATACTAAAAGATCTTGGATGGACTGAAGTTAAAAAAACAAAAGGTCATAGAACTTGGATTTCTTTAGTAAAACCAGAAATTAAAACAATTTTAGAATATCAAAACAAAGAATCATGAACGCAGCAAACATAATAATATCACTAACTTGGGTAATGTTCTTAGTATCGTATTATCCACATGTAGAAAAGCAATTAGAGCCAGTTCCAGTAATTGAGCAGCAACAGCCAGATACTAACACTTTAAATCAAAGCAATGTACTTAGGTACGCAACAAAGATAGGTGTTAAGTTTCCAGAAGTGTATTTGCGTCAGTGTATTATGGAGTCGGGGCATTATTTTGAAAGTAACTTATCTAAGACTAATAATAATTTTCATGGTATGGCACATCCTTACATTAGAAAAACAACTAGCATAGGCGTAAAAGGAGGCATGGCAAAATATAAGTCATGGAGGCATTGTATAATAGATTATAAATATTGGCAAGAGTATTGGCAAGAAGAAATTGACGCAATAAACACCGTAGATGATTATATAAAATTTCTTAGAAAGTCGGGTTATCTGGGTGGAGCTCGCAAAACTTATGAAAAAGAATTATTAATGGTTAAATTGAGCTTATGAGAATAATAAGAAAAGCAAGAAAAGATTATGAATGTGATAAATGCAAGGGTATTATTAGAAAAGGTAATAGTTACATTCATTATTCAGAAAGATTTCCTAAATATAATCATGATGAAACTAAACAAATTGGAATTGAATATTTTAATTCTAAAACTTGTAAAAATGAGATGTGTGATGGTGTTTTAAAATATGCTTTTGATTATAAAAATGTATTAAAAAAATGCAACAAAGGAAAATGTAAGTATGAAGAAATAAAAGAATTTGATCATTATGCTGGAACTAATAGAGTTGATGTACCCACTGGAAAATATATTTGCATTTATTGCAACAAAATTAAAAAGAATTATTAACACTTAAATTGAGATTATGAAAATTACATTTAAAGATTTTAAAAATCAAATGGAATATTTAAAAGAAAAAGGTATTAAAATTTTGCAAATAAGAGAAAATCATTTCCCTAATGAATTTGAAATAAAAGGATTTGGAATTGACACAGGCCATTTTTATTACAAAGAAGGCCTTGCAATATTTAGAATAGAATCTAATGAACATTTTGGTAGTAAGGAGTCAGATTATCGTATTCAGTGTAGAGATTTAATTGAAAAGGATGTTCAATATTACATAGATAAAAGAAAAGAAGAACAAAGAACTTTGATTCCTCAATATGAAGAAGAAATTAAAAAAGCATCTGAAGAACTTGAAAAGCTTGAGTCTGAATTAAGAACAAAAATATCATTAGTCAGAAAATACGCTAAAGTTAATAGTGTAAGCAAAATGATAGAAGAAAGCGAAAGAGCAGATAAATTAAATCGTAAAATAAAAGATTTAAGAAGAAAGATAAAAGATAAAGAAGAACATATAATTAGTTTACTTTAACACTTAAATTGAGCTTATGAACTTAGAAGAAAAAATAAAAGAGATTGAATATCTTTGTCAGAATTTGGATGAAAGTAATTTTTATTTGTCAAGATCTTTGACTAACAAATCAATATATTTTATTGGTATGCATGACTTAGATGATTTTAGTATATTTGATATTAATTGTGATAATTCATACAATGCATTAATCAATAATCTAAAGAAGAACCAAAAACAACCAGATCTTTATACTTTGGATGAGATTTTTAAAATAGAACATAAATGGTATGTTAATTATAATGATTCAAAAAATAATTTAGATAGAGTTGAGTACATTAAAAAACATGCTAAACCTTACAAAAAACTTGACTAACTAATTATTTTTTAGTATATTGTGACTACAATAGATGTTTTAATTGGTATTTATATTTGTGATGCTATCAACCAAATAGAATTGAAGAAGCAAATATTTTATTAAAAATAAGATGTCATGAAATAACATAATTTAAATTTATATCATAGGTAAGTCGAACGATCTGCGATATAAGTAAACCACATAAAAGCTGAATGTGTAATCAGCAGTTTTAAATTGAGTATCTCCGTTCGACTTTAGGGATACTCTTTTTTTATGCCATAAATTTACATCATGAATAACAAGCCAAGCTATTACGGAATAATACCAGCACATGTAAGATATTGCAAAGAACTTAAACCAATTGCACGTTTATTATATGCAGACATAACAGCCTTATGCAATGCAAATGGATATTGTACAGCTAAAAATAAATACTTTGCAGAAGCTTTTGAATTATCTGATCGATCAATTACCAGGTACATATCTGAATTAGAAAGATTAAATTTTATTTGGATAGAAAGCATTACAACTCCACTAGGTACTTTGCGTAAAATATGGGTAGACAAAACTGTCATGGGTAGACAGAACTGTCTAGGGGGGGGTGACAGTTCTGTCTACCAGAATAATATAAATACTAATAAAGTAAGTAAAGAGCCTGAAAATTGCATTAACGATCACGATCGTATCACAAAAGAAATATCAAGCTACTTACAAACTGATGCAGGCAAACAACAAAAAGCATACTGGTTAAGTACTACAATGTTTAGCGGTAATTTTGACGAAGCATTGTCGAGCTTTACTGATTGGTATTACGGCAAAGATGATCTGGCTTTCATAAACAACCCTCTAAGGTTCTTAAATAAAAAAATGGTGTATTGGTTAAGGAATAAAAAAACAAGCGCATACACAAAGGATAAATCACCAAATAAGAGTAACAAGCCTGAAGATTTAGAAAGCTATTACAAGGAATGTAAAAAAACAGCTAATCAAATAAAGCATTTGTTAAAACGTAATAAAAATAAATATCAAGCCTTTTTAAAAATTGCAACGCTTAAGCAAACAGTATTTGAATATTCGGTTTTATTTACGTATCCTTTTGAAAGCTCGGAGTATACCAGAACCAGCATTTTAAATATGTTTATGAAAGAGGTTACAGAATGGCAAAAGAACAATTTTACAAGTAAACAAATGATGGAGAAATTTAAAAAATTTGTTAAAATTAAAAACTTTAGGTAATGGCAAAGAAATTGTATCACAACATAACACAAAAAATATACAATGAAACAAATGTAATTGATTTAATAGAGAATATGAATGATGGAGATTTAATCCTTTATTCAGAGTATGGCAATGGCTTAGTTTATGTTCTTCCTGATAAAGAATTAAATAATATTAAAAAATATGTTAATGATTTCTATTATTCAATTTTAGATGATGAAGAAATTTAACAAATTTGTTAAAATTAAAAACTTAACTATATGGATATTAACACAAAACAACTGCTGAAAAATAATCTTAGAGTTGTTGCAGTTGGAAAAGATAAACGTGCATTGGGTAAATGGAAACATTATAGAGATGCACAAACACCAGAACAATTAAGAGCTGAAGTAAATAAAACAGGCAATTTTGCAGTAATTTGTACAGATGGATTGGAATGTATTGATATCGATGCAAAGTTTGATTATTCAGATACTTTGATTGATGAGCTTATAAAAGCATTGATATTTGGTATTGATGGCATAGAAGAATATTTACTACCAACACACACACCAAATCATGGAATGCATTTAATTTATAGATGCAAGGAAATAAAAGAAGGCAATCAAAAACTAGCTTCTAGGTATGTAGTGCCAGAAGACAACCCAACAAGCGAACACGATAAAACGAGATGTTTAATTGAAACAAGGGGTGAAGGTGGTTATTTTATTTTTCCACCGTCAATGGGGTATAGTTTTGATAATGAAAACACAGGCATTGATAATTTTGTAGTCCATGAAATAACACTTAAGCAGCGCAATCAAATAATAGAAATTTGCAAAACGTTTAACGAGGTAGCAAAAGAAACAATTAACAAGTCTAAGAAGCCAAAGATTGATACAAAAGTTAAAGGATCCAATAAAACGGTAATAGATGATTTTAACAGCCGTGTTTATGTGTCAGATTTAATTGAAAGCTTAGGCTTTACATATTATCAAACACGAGGTGATTTTGATCATTATACAAGACCAGGTAAAAAATCGGGAGTAAGTGCCGCAGTTATAAAAGATAAAAATAAAGTTTACAATTTTTCGGGAAATAGTCCGTGCATGGATCAAGAAACAACTTACGATTCTTTTGCTTTATATGCTGCCATTAATCACAATGGCGATTATAGTGCAGCCGCTAAAGATTTGTATAAGCAAGGTTATGGAGACAGGATTCAAAGCATACAGGAGCAAAATAAACAAGACATTGCATTAATTACTAGCGATTCAAAAGATAAAGACAAAGCAGTAAACAATGAAAAGTTAGAACAAATATATTTAAACTCTCGTATAACATTAGAGAACAAGCCGCCAGATATTGAATATATAATTTTTATTAAGGATAATTATGATATTGTTTATCCTATTGCATCATATGGTGATTTTATTACCTTAACTGGGTTTGCTGGTACTGGGAAAACTACATTTATTAATGAAATTATAAAGTCAAATATTACGCACACATATTGTTTAGATGATAAAATTCTTTTAAAAACACATGGAAATATAATACATCTAGATACCGAACAAAGTGAACAAGATTGTTATATAGATTTTCAAAAAGTAATGAACTCTGTCGGCATTAAAAAAACGCCTAGTTTTTATTTTAAATTTTCAATTGGTGGTTATACAGTTAAAGAACGTTTGGCATTTGTTGAGTATGTTATAAATCGTGTTGGTGACGTAGGTATTTTTATTCTTGATGGAATAGTTGATATGTGTACAAATTTTAACGACCTTGAAATTAGCCAAGCATTAATGGAACATATAAGGCAATTAGGAATAAAAAAGAAGTTTATAACATTTTCTATTTTGCACTTAGCTAAAAGCACAGGAAAAGCCAGAGGGCACTTGGGTAGTATATCAGAAGAGAAAAGCAAAGCCATGTTTGAAACGGTTAAGGAAAAAGACGAAAGCGGTTTTACAGGAAGATATTTAATAAAACATATTAAGCAAAGAGGTGGTAAGTCAATTGATCAAATTGGTTATGAGTTTGACGGAAACGGAAATATTATATCAGAAAAATTTTAAAAACAAAAAAGTATGAAAGAGTTAGGAATTAAAAGATTACAAACTTACTTAAACGGTAATGGAAACAATTTAATTGTAGATGGTATTTGGGGCGCTAAAAGCAAAAAAGCGTACTTAAATACATGGAAAGCCGCAGACAGCGCAGAACTTAAAGATATTGGCTTTGTAGAATGGGAATGTATAAAACACGCATCAAGACATCCAAAAGTTACAAAAGTGGGTAACTTACAGGAAAACTTTATTGTTGGCATTGGAGCAGGTCACAGCGGTGTATATAATAATAGTTGGGTATATCCTACTGCACCAAGCAAAATGTACAGACATAGTGCACAGATGCATTTTGGTAATACGTTTTATGAGGGTTATGAAAATAGGGTAGTAAGTGAAATGCTAATACGTGAATTGACTTATAAAGGCATACAGGCAGTAAGATTGTACGATATTGATATTGATATGAAACCAAGTTTAAGAGGCTCAAAGTTTATTGAAATGCTTAACGCTGGTTATTTTGGTGTGGCTATTGATATACACAGTAATGCAATAGATGGAACACTAGAGCAAAAAGAAAAAACACAAGGGTCATGCATTTACACAAGCATTGGAGAAAATAAAAGCGATCAATTAAGTAACTACCATTATGAAAGCTGGAAAGAGGTGTTTGGTAGTGATATGAATATAAGACAAAACAAATACGATCCCAGTGGAGATTATGAAGCAAATTTTTCATTCTTAAAATATGCAGACCAGGGGACGCCCGATTGTGTTGCTATGCTTGAAGAGTTTGGGTTTTTTACATCTCAGCAAGATGCAGAATTTATAATTAATAATCGAAAACGTAGAGTTGAAGCGTTAATAAGAACTATTTTAAAAGCTAAACATAATTTGTTTGTTTAATTAAATTAAAAAGTAAAAAGATGAAAATTATTTCAAACATAAATAGATTATTAGATCAATTAAATTCAAGTGATATGGATACGATTACAAATGTTATTGATAAACTTAAATCATTACCTAATGAAAATTGTTTGTTAGTTGACATAAAAAGTAAGAACAGTAGAGGAGAATTGCAGGCTATATTTGATTTAGAAGAAGTTACTGAGTGCGGTGCTTATGTTTATGTGTTTTCTGCAATTATTAGTTAAAAACCAATCCAATGAGCATAAGAAAAACATATAATGAAGCCACACAAAAAGGCATGCAGCGAGATAAAGCGCAAAAGCTAAGTGATCTTAAAGAAGCAGCCCTAAAAGGCAATAAGGAGAAAGAGAAACAATTTTATTTAATGATTAAAAGTTTGGAACGATGAATTATTTATTTAACATATTTAAAAATATTAACTAATGGGAACTTTATTCAATCAACAGCCTAGAAAATACCACCAAACACAGGATTATGACATAGATGTAATATGTACTGAAATTATGCATATAAAATCTACATACGGGATGAGTAATAATGAAGCAATTGAAGTTCTAAGAATAGCAGAAAAAAGAAGAACTAATAATATTTTTGTAGCAAATGGGGACATTAAAGATGAGCAATTATCTGGATTTGGTGAACTGATCAAAGAATTTAATTTAATTATCAAAAGTTTGAAAAAATGAAAATTGATTTAAAATTAGATAGTATTAAAATTTATAATCATGAATTAAGCTTTTTACTGCATCCAGCTATAATTGATATATTGGAAAAAGAAATTATTAAAATAGTTGAAAAACAAATTAATGAAAAAACCAAGAGATCAAATAATACATAATTTAAAATGTGGATGTATATGCACTAAGCGTAAAGGGTGGGTATTTTGTGAAAAAGCTAAGGCATTGTATCAAAAAACATTTAGTGGAAATTTTGAGGACATGAAAAAATATTGGCAACATTTTGACTAATTAAATTATTATTTGTATAATTAAGTTTCATATTTTTGCTTCATAATGGTTATATAGTATTGAGATCTTGGGGGTAGGAGTCTAAGGTCTCTTTTTTACACCTGCACTTGACTAATTGAATATTTATTTGTATATTTGCTATATCCATATAAATTAAGTTAATAGCAAAAAAGAAGGGCACTAATTAATTTTAGCACCCTTTTTTTTATTTTATGATTATTCCTGCTATCAATCCAGATAAAACACATCCTGCCGCAATATACCATGTACGACGTTTAAGTTTTTTTTGTTTTATTTGTAAATTGTCACGTTCTTGTTTGTACCAGCCTACATCGTTAATTAATTGAGTGTTTTGATTTTGCAATGTTGTAATTTCTGGTTGCAATCGTTCCCAATTTGTTTGTAAAGTAAAATTTAACTTTTCTAAGTTTTGCATTCTTTCATCCAACAAATCAAATGTGTTTTCATATAGCAACACCACACTTTGCAAACTGTCGTTAAATTCTCGAACTTGCTTGCATATTTCTAGTTTTAAATCAATTTGTATCGCTTCAGTTCTCGTTAATGTTATTTGTGATTGAGCGATATAAGCTGTCGTTAGTAACATTACTGTAATCCATACTTTTTTTAAGTTCATCGATCTTTTTTTTAAGTAAATTAATATTGTTTAACTTTGCCGTAATGACTTGGTTGTTATTATAGATAATTTTTTTCATGCTATCAATAGCCAATGCATTTTTATTTATATTTTCCTGCATTAAGCTGTCAAGCAAACTTATCTTGTTGATCAATACCGTGTCATTATATGGCGTGTATTCTTTAATTTCTGTCTTTGTAAGCCATGCAACAAATATGCCATTTGCAAATATTAAGGCAACTAAGAACAATAATATAGGTAAGTTTTTCATTATTATAATTTTTTATATATAAATTCAAGATAAACTATGATATATCCAATTCCAATATACATACCATATTTTAAGCCCCACAATTCAGAAATAACAACTAACAAAGATATTATAAATATCAAATGCGATTGATCTATAAACAGTTTAAAAGCTTTATAAATTAAATTTTTCATTATACTATTTTTATATTTTTTCCAATACGTTTACTAACACCACCTAGAAACCATCCTGCCACAATTCCACTAAACTCACCTGCTTGTATGCCTAACTTGCTTAATATCAAAACAATATCTTTTGGGTCTATCCAATAAATTACTGAACATATTAAGCCAACAATTAAACACCATAATAAGTAATATCTATTATCTAACCAGAACTTTAAAAAGCTAAATTTTTTAGGGTGCAAATATTTTTGAGCTTCAAATAAAAAGAATAAGATTATACCTAAAATTACTTGTAATAGAAACATAATTGATTTTTTTTCGTATTTTATAATATAACTAATAACTTAGTTAACGATAATATATGTAAATTTGTTACAAATGTTAAAAAATGGCAGGAGAGAAAAAAGGATATAGCAAACCCAACAAGGCTATAAAAAAGCGTAAAAAAGGTTATTACAAAGATATATTTCATAGACCCAGAAAGTTTGATACTGTTGAGGATATGGAGCAGGAAATTATAAAATATTTTGAAGAATCTGCAACCTCTGGTTTTCCTTTAACTATACAAGGTTTAGCCCTAACTTTAGGGTTTAGCACTAGGCAGTCATTGTTGAATTATGAAGGCTATACAGATAAAAATAAAGAACCCTTTTTGGACACTATAAAAAAAGCAAAATTGGCAATTGAGCAATCTAAGCTTGACGGGGCGTTTTTAGGAACGTTTAACCCAGCTATTACAATCTTTGATTTAAAAAATAATCACGGGCATGAAGACAAAATTAAGAATGATACAAACTTATCTGTGCCTGAATCTATAACTTTTGAGTTTGAAAATAATAGCAATGGTTATACTTTACCAAGTGACGAAAAAGATATTAAAGAATGAATGCACGTGCACCCTTTCAAATGACACCGATATTGTACACAAACCTTACATCTAAGGCAGATACAATAATACATCAAGGTGGTACAAGTTCGGGTAAAACGTACAGTAATTTGCAATATTTTTTAATTAGAGCACTAGAGAAACCAAGACAAAAGATAACAGTAGCAGGACAAGATATACCAAATTTAAAAAGTGGATCCATTAGTGATTTAGAAACAATATTATATGATATTCATTCAAAAATAGATCCTGCATTAAAAAAGATCTTTGAAACTAGATATAATAGCACTGATAAAAAACATTACCTTTGTAATGGCACTTACATTGAATTTAAGTCTTATGATAATTGGCAGGATGCAAAGAATGGTAAGCGTGATTATTTATTTGCTAATGAGTTAAACGGTATTGATTATAAAATATTTGAGCAGCTACATATAAGAACTAGCAAGCAAACCATAGTTGATTTTAATGCAGATGGACCATTTTACGCACATGAGAAATTAAACGGTGATGGCTATCAATGGTGTTTTAGTAATTACAAAGATAATCCCTTTGTTAATCCTAACATTGTAAAAAAGATATTGAGCCGCATCAATGATAAAGCTTGGTTTGATGTTTATGGTTTAGGTAAGACAGGACAAAGTGCAGGTGTTATATTTAAAAATGTTACTTGGCTTAAAGAAGGTGCGGAACTACCAGAGGGATTAAAACAAATATCTTACGGGCTTGACTTTGGTTATGTTAATGATCCAACGGTATTAGTTAAGACTGGTTATTATGATGGTGCTTTGTATGGTAAGGTGTTATTGTATGAGCATAGTTTGACAAATCCAGAGATAGCGGCAAAGCTTGCTAAAATGCCTTTAGAAGTAAATGCAAGGATTTATTGTGACAGTGCAGAGCCTAAAAGTATTAAAGAGCTTAACAATGAAACAAGAAAGCATAGTAGGTACTATAAATTTGTTGAAGCGGTAAAAGGTACAGACAGCGTGCGTAATGGTGTTAATCATTTATTGGAATTGCCCATGCGATTAGTATATTGTGACGAATGGAAAAGTGAACAATTAAATTACAAATGGAGTGACAAAAAAACAGATCGAAACGGTCGCAAAATTCCTGTAGATAATTATAATCATATATGGGATAGTATGCGTTACGCTCGATCATCATTTATTCATAAATCTAAAAATAAGCTTTTGGGATTTGCCAAAGGTGGGTAAAAGTATGGAAAAGCAATTAAATTTTAAACCTTTATTAGTTTTAAAAGTAAGCGAAGATTTAACAGAAGATTTTAATTGGGAAGAGTATGAAATAATGTGCGAATCGATGCCCGACTATCACCATCTTCTTATTTTCTGCAATCAAGATAAAAAATATGATATAGAATTTTATCATTGTGATAATGTTGATGAAATAACAGAAAAAAAAGTAAACGAATTAATTAATTTAACAATGCAAAACAATGGCTAAACGACAAGCAAACCCAGACTTTATGTCTGATGCAGAGTACAAACAAATTATTGATAGTATTAAGACTTACAAAGAGCGCATAAGCAATCTTAAAAAATATCCAGATGCAGCACCTTCAATGGTGGTTAGACGCTCAATGTTGTTAATGACTGAAATATTACGCATCAATAAGATATCACAAAGTAAGAACACATTTAAAGGAATACCTGCAAAAGTTCAAAAAATTGGCGCAAATATTCCTAAGCAACAACCAGAACCCAAGACAAAAGTAAACGCAGCCACAATGGTAGGCGGTAATAAGAAAAAAGTAAGAAAAAGTAAAAAGAATGATACAATACAAAACGACAACGGGGATAACGTTTAAGACGCCCGAAAGTTGGAAAGATGTAACATTACAAAAGTACATCCAATTTTTACAAACATTTAAGCAGGATCATGAATTTTATGTTGATGAAATTGAAGACTATAAATACATTGTTAAGTTTGTGGGGTTTTGGGCAAATGGCATTGATTCAAATACATTAAGTACTGCAGCCAAAAAAGATGAAGTAACAGCAGTATATTTGCAAATTGCTAAGGCTTTACAAGTTCCTGAAAGCATACCTTACACTAATGTTATTGAGTTTGAAGATGAATTATACTACTTGCCTAAAGTCGGAATGGTGCAAAGTAATGTATATGAATTTATACAGGCTGCACAGGTTGAGCATAGAGTTGAAGAGCTTAAAAAGAATCAATTAGAAGCATTGCCAGATCTTTGTGCAATATTACTAAGGAAAGAAGATGAAATATACAACGAGCATTTTGATGAACAAATACGACCGATACGAGCAAAACAATTTTTAAGATTAACAATGGATAAAGCTTTGAAAGTAGGTTTTTTTTTACTCAAACAAAGCGTAGAATTAAAGAATTATTTAAATACTTATTCAGCAGCCAAACAGATATTGTCGCAACACAAGCTGAACAAGCCATTAAGTTAAATAAAGTTTATGGATGGCATAGTTTAATTGTTGAGGTGGCAGAAACAAAATTGTTTGATATGGAAGGTATGAACAGTATTGATAGTATTTTTTACTCTGATTTGTATCAAGTATTGCAACATATTGATTTTACAAGGGGCAAAATAAAGCAGAATAACAAATACATGGAACTGAAACAAAAATACGATCGAGCAAGGCAATGACAATAAAGGTTAAAAAAACACACAATGAATATCATGTACGCAAATATGAATGGGCAAGTTTTGAAGAAGAAAACGGATTGCATTATTTAAAATTGAAAAATGCAGACAATCCAATGATATTTAATGATGATCAATATATTAAACACGTACTAAAAAAAGACGGTACATTAATTATACATAGTCATGACACTAACTAAACTTGACAACATATTTAATTTAATTGCACAGGCATTGCCAGAACTAAAGTTTTATCATTTTGGTTGGCTGCAGGATGTTAACGATAATAACTTTGTTAATAACTTTAATACGCCAAGCACAGACCCAAACGGTATAAATCAACGGTTGTTTCCTGCATTGTATTTTTTGCCACCAGAAGGCGAATTTGAAGCGAATTTTAAAAAGAATCCAAGCAGAAATTTATATAATATTCAATTGGTTTTTACTGATCTTGAAAAGCGCACTAATGACGGAACGCCAACAGGTAAAAATAATAGTGAGTATTACACGGAATTGCAAGATATTGCAGAACGTTTTTTAACTGTGTTCGGGGAAATACTTAAGAGAGGTAGAAAAGGAGTGCCACCATTTCAATTTAAATATGAATTTAATTCTAATTTTGCAAAAGAAAAATTAGTTTATTTAATGTATAGCTTTCAGTTTCCTTTGAGCGGTAATAATTGTGTTGATGTGGATGACATAGACATTGACCAATTGGTTATTGATGTGGATGGTGTAAGTGATACGGATAGTTTAGAAAATAATTACTAATGTTAGAGCAAGCACTACAAGAAATATTAAAGATTGTCAAAAAGGAATTTAACAAGCAGTTACAATTGCAAGGGCATAACCTTACAGGCAAGTTAGCGCAAAGTGTTGAGCAAAAAATAACAACTACCTTTGACGGTTTTATAATTGATTTTAAAGCTTTGGCATATGGAAATATTATTAATAGGGGCGTGCCTGCAAATAGAATACCATTTAACCCAGGCAGCGGCAAAAAGACAAGTAAATACATTGATGGACTTACAAAGTTTGCCAAGCTTAGGTTTGGGGGCACTGACAAGGAAGCGCAAAGTATAGCGTTTGCAATAGCATATACACAGAAAAAACAAGGCATGCCAACTAAGGGCAGTTTTCAATTTAGTAAGAATGGCAAGCGTATTGGTTTTATTGATGATACTTTAGAAAATATAGAACCAATAATTGAAAAAATAATAGAAGATACAATATTTAATTTTATTCAAGGATTTAATTTAGCAAAATAATGGCAATAATATCAACACCACTTTTTGACATAAACAGTATTTACAGACCTGTAGAATATGAATTTTCTATTTCAAATTTTCCCGTCACAATTGTTTATGCAATTATTGAAGTAAGAATAAGCGGTTTTTTAATTGCTACTAAATTGCAACCTGTAACAAGAATAAACGGCACTGCTGCTGTTTTTGATGTTGATATTAGTAAAGATTTACAAAGAAACTTGGGTACTGATTATTCTGATAATGCGCCAGATTTACCCAAAAATAGCATTTTCCCCACTTTTTTTAATCAGTCTTTAGTTGTAGATGATTTTAGAAATGTTAGAGGTAATATTGTATTAAATATTTCTTACTATGCTTTAAATACTCAAAATTTGCCTTTTTTAATAAGTACAGAATCAACAGACCCAATAACAGCAAGTATTGCAATAAGACAAATAACGGATGAACCAAGTTTAGACGAATACATACAAGATGGAACTAATTTAAAAAAAGCCTTAACAAGAAGACCAGGCGGTATATTACAAGATCCTAACGCAAGCGAAAGAACAACATTAACAGAAACGCAAGATTTATCATTAAGTTTTTACGATGATGGATCGATTAATACTTTCCAAATTGATGCTAAAAATAACAGGACATCGGTCGGATTATTTTATGCTGACTTATCTGCATTAACTCAATTTGCTATACAAAAAACAGTATCAGTAGGATTACAAAGTTTACAGGGATTAAATTATTTAACATCATCATTTGCAGGTGTTGAAGTAGATCAATACGGCATAACCTTTGGTAATTTTAGAAACCCAGATATTTTTACGCCATTAACAGAAACTTATTGGTTTGATATTGTATGTGCTAAGCCAGACAGTTTAAATGTAATATGGATGAATGATCTAGGAGGTGGAGAAAGTTATACATTTCAAGCTGAAGTAATACAAACATTAAAAACTAAGGGAACTTACGCAAAAAAATCATTGAATAAAGATGCAGGGTTTGCAAGTACTAAATTTGTTGCTGGAAGATTTAAACAAAACAATGTTGAAAATTTAGTACAATATCAATGCAAATCTAAAAATTTAGATAGTAACGAAGCAGAATATATAAAAAGTTTATTGTATACAATAGAATGCTATATTGAAATAGATGGTAAATATTATCAGGCTCAAGTTGAAGACGCAACATTTGATGTTGACATAAATAATAAACACTTTACTGTTTTAGAAATTTTATTAACTAGATCTGTTGATCAAATATCAATGATAAGATAAATGTATTTACAAATAACATACGCAGGTCAATTATTAGATTTTCAGGTTACACCAGAAAAGTTTTATTTTAGTTATTCTATTAAAAGCTTAGAAGACTTTACAAAGATTGGTGGTAGCTTAACAGAACGCAGTATATCTATACCAGCAACAAAGAAAAATGATAATATATTGTCGGCATATTGGGACAATACATTACAAAACTATGATGCTGCAAATTTTCAATCTATAACTATTAGTGATGGCGGGAAATTTACTTTTGAAGGTAAAGCATTAATAAAAAAAGTTGAACTATACGGCGACAGTTACGGTCTTAAAGGTAAAACATATAAAATTGCTTGCTTTGCAAATAACAGTGATTTTATTATTGGATTGCAAAATAAATTAATGAGTGAGTTGTCTATACTGAGCAATGTTGATAATTTTAATTATGAAGAAGCAACAATAAGAACGGGGTTTACATATGCAAGCAGTAGGATATATTGCACAGGATTAATAAAATACGGAAATTGGGTACAAGCCGACAGAGTAGAAATATTTGATTTTACATTTTGTTTATTTATTAAACCTTTGTTAATTAGTATTTTTAATGATTTAGGCTACATAGTAGAATCTAATTTTTTAAATGATCAAGAATTTGAACGATATTGCATGCCTTTGATTCCATTAGATGAAATAACACTTGACCAGAATTTTGAATTGGGTGGAGTTATTGCAACAGATACACAGGGCGTAATAAGTGCATTAGGTGTGTTCCCTTTAAATTTTAATACTGTGCAGCAGGGAAACAACTTAGGAAATTATAATACTAGCAACGGAAGGTATACCACTCAATTAGCAGGAACTTTTACATTTAAAATTGTGGTGCAAGTAAGGACAGCAAATATAGCACCTGAATTTCAAATATCTTTATTAAAAAATAATGTTTTACCTGTTGAGCAATTTCAAACTTTTGATGCAACAGCAGCTAATGTTCTTGAAACTTTTGAATTATTGTTTAGTGTAGATTTAGACGCAGGCGATTTTGTAACTTTTGACATTGTTCAACAAACAACTCCGTATGAATATGTAATGATAAGTTATGAGTGTCAAGTATCAAATGTAAAGCCTCAAGATGGATTGCCCTTATTGCCTAGAACACTATTAAGAAATTACAAACAATCTGATTTTATTGCAGGTGTTCAACACATGTTTAATTTAAATATTGAAGCCAACAGTTTAAGAAAAACAATAAGCATTGACCCAGCAGATATATATATATCAAGTAGTGAGCAAGGTCAAATAATACAAGAAGGTTTTTACAATGGAAAAGAGACAAAAAACATTGATTTATTGCCAACGTCAAGACTTTTTAATGAAAGCTCAAAGTATCAAAAACAAATTGTATACAAATTTAAATCTAATGATCCAACAAGCCAAGCCTTAGATAAGGATAGTACAATTGGTTTTTGTGATGGCATATATAATTTTGATGCAAATAGGTTTAAAGAAGGTCAAAAAGTAAGTGAAAACCCATTTTTTTATAAGACACCTATTTTATTGGACAGCCAAATTAGGGCAACACAAAGCGAGAACACACCCGTAATGCCTTTAATATGGCCTGAAAATTATTTGCAAGACAAAAGCCCTGAGATTAGTTATAACAATGTAGTGCCTAGAATATTTTACTTTAAAGAAATTTCAAGTATTTCAGGGCGCGAAAATGTTGTAAATGTTGGAGCTATTCAATTAAACGTTCCACAATTATTAACCTTAGATGTAAATGAACCTAATAGTGGAATATTGCCCGTATCATATGGCAGTCAAACAATAGCTGGAACAGAATATGTAGGATTTTTAAGAAGGTTTTATTTGCCTGAACTTAAAAGGCAACAAGTGGGTAAATTGTTGGAAACTTGGATTTTTTGGGATGGCTTATCTGTAAGTAATATAACTTTTAAAAATAAAATATTTACCGATGGTAGTTTGTATATATTGCAAGACATTTTAAACTTTGATCCTATTTCAAACAACAGTACTAAAACACGTTTATTGTTAGATGTGCCCGTTGAATCGGATGATATAAACAATATTGAGTCAAGCGACATAAACCCAGTAATAATAGCATAACAATGGCAAATAAAGAGATAATATTTAGTATACAAATAGAAGGTAATGAGCAGCTTTTAAAAAATCTTAATCAAGCGAAAGATGCTGTTTCTGATATTAATAAAAGGCTTAAAACGACTAAGGATGAAAAAGCCTATAAGTTACTAGAAGAGCAACTAATAAAAGCCAAGTCAGCACTCAATGATTTTAACAAACAACAAGTAGAAGCTGTCAAGTATTTTGAATCTGCAAAATTTGCATCTGGTAGTTTTGAGCAATTAAGTTTTAATATCAAGCAGACGACTATAGCTTATAAAAAATTATCTAAAGAAGAACGAGAAAGTGAAGCAGGTAAAAGACTATTAGAGTCTATTAAAGCAAACAAAGAAGAGTTAAAAAATTTAAACAAAGAATTATCTATAAACAATAAAGAAGTAAAAGAAAACGAAAATGAAATAAAAGCTGCTAAAGGATCCTACACGGCTTTAAATGATGAGATTAAAAATTTAACTAATGAATATAAAAATTTATCTAAAGAGCAGAGAGATGGAGTAGAAGGGCAAGCACTTAAAAAAAGTATTGTAGAAAATAAAAAGGAATTATCTCTTTTAAATAAAGAATTAAAAGTAACCAAAGAAGAAGTTAAGGCTGCTGATGGTTCTTATGATGATTTAAATAAACAGTTGGTTGTTGCTAGAAGAAGGTTTAAGGAGTTAAGCCAAGAAGAAAGAGAGGGCTCAATAGGTAAAGAATTGTTAGCAAATATACAAGGGCTAGACAAGGAATTAAAAGACTTAGATAAAAGCATTGGTCAAAACCAAAGAAATGTTGGTAATTACGAGCAAGCAATATCAAATGCATTAGGCGGCTTTGGAGATCAAATAGTTGGAACTATAGATGGTTTTAAATCAATTGGCGAAGCGGCAAAAAATGCAGGTACTTTAATAAGCAAGGCTTTTGTTGCATTGCAAGCTGTTCAAGTAATAGTCGAAATAGTGGGCGCTATTGATGAATTTGTGGGAGAAACTAGGGAAGCACAAAGACAAATAGAGGCGACATTTGGCACATTAGGAGAAGAAACCGACAGAGCAACAGCACAAATAAAAGCTTTATCAGATACATTTAACATTGAATTTGACGATAGTTTAAAAGCTACAAATGCTTTAGTTCAGCAGTTTGGTGTTGATATAGACGAAGCAACAACATTGTTATCTGATGGTTTAGCAAGTGCAGGAAATCAAACAGCAGTATTAGGAATTGTAACAGATGAATTAGGTAAATTGTCTAGTGCTGGGATAGATGCTAGTGAAGCGGTTGGTCTTATTACTGAAGCTACAAACAAAGGTATAAATATTGATGTAATAAGTGAGGGTATTATATCACTTAGAGAAAATACAGATGCTACAGCCGAAGCTATTAAAAACGCATTTGGAGCAGAAAAAGCAAAACAAATAGCAGATGCTTTTAAAAAAGAACCCATTGAGGCTATCAAGTTAGTGTCTTCATTACAAAAGCAATTAGACCAAAATAGTCAAGAAAGTGCAGAATTAATAGCTAATGTATTTAAAGGTGTTGGAGAAGAAAATATAAAAAGTGTTCAAGCTATAGCAGATTTAAACGGAAGTTTAGACGATCTTAAAAAAAATGCAGGTGAGAATGCGCAAAGATTAGATGAATTAGGACAAGCAAATTTAAGATTAAATGAAGCGCAAGTAGAAGTAAGTAATAGCTTAAAAGGTGTCATAGGTAATAGTGATGCTTTTACGGCTAATGTAAAGACAGGGTTGTTATTAGTCCTAAGTGAAATACTTAAAGCAGTGCAACCTTTAATTGATTCTGTGAAAAATTTATTTAATGAATTTAAAACAGGCGGTGACAGTGTTGGATTTTTGGCAAAAGTAACAAAAGTATTGTCTTTAAATTTAAAAATAGTATCTGGTGTTTTAGCTGCAATAGGAAACCTTTTAACATTATTAGTTAAGACAATTAAATCAACAATAGCAGAATCAGAAGTATTAACCAAAGCATTTGATTTTGTTTCTAGCGCATTTAATAAAACAATAGCCATAGTAAGTGATTTGCAGTCTGCTTTTTCTGGTGTTCAAGTGGCTGCTAAACAATTAGCAAAAAATATAAAAAACTCTTTTAAGGGCATCTTAATTGATTTTGAAATATTTGGTAAAAAAGCTAAGCAGTTAGTTAAATTTGGCGAGGCAGACAGAGAAATACAAAGGCAAATTAATAACCTAAGAAAAGAGAGAAAAAAATTAAATGAAGAAAATTTATCTGTGTTAGAAGCATTTAATAAAGGTTTTGAAGATGCACAAAAAGCAAGGTTAAAAAAACAAGCTGAATTGGAAGCAGCAGAACGAGCTCAAGCAGTAAAAGCAGAACAGCAACAGCAAAACAAAATATTACAAGAAAAACAAAAAGGTGATGCAAAATTAAGAAAGCAGCAAGAAGATGCAGCAAAGAAACGATTAGAGGCATTAAAAAAAGAACAAGAAAAATTTTTACAAGAACAACAAAAGATTGCTTTAACCCGTGCTGCATTAATTAATGAGTTGTCTAAAAAAATTAGAGATCAAGAAGTTAAAAATTTAGGTAACACATTAGATGCAAGATTGCAAGCCAGAGAGAATAAATTTAAAGATGAAATTGCAGCAATAGAACAAAATTTACTATCTATTGAACAATTACAAAACGATGCAGAGCAGGAAGCAATAAGATTGTTTGGTGAAAACTCGCTGCAAGTTATTGAGCTAAGGCAGAGACAAGCCAAGGAACTAGAACGCATACAATTTGAAAGTGAAGCATTGCAATTGGCTAAACAGCAAGAATTTGAAACGGATAAGCTTAAAATAATTGAGGATAACGAGAAAAAGCAACAGCAATTAAGGCAAGCTAACTTAAACAACACTATTGCCGACATTAATTTTAACACGCAAGTTGAGCTAACAGCATTGAAAAACAAGTTTGCACAGGGTTTAATTGATCAACAAGATTACAATAAGCAAGTAAAACAACTGCAATTAGCCAATGTCCAAAGCCAAATTGACGCAAATAACCAAGAATTACAAGCATTACAGCAATTAAGGGCTAGCGGAACAGCCATAAATGAACAATATTTTAAAGAATTAGAGCTAAAAACACAGCAATTACAAGTTCAACAAATAGAATTAACCAATAGTATTGAGCAAAATAACTTTATTATATCAGAATCGATTGCCAATGTAATTAATTTAGCTTTAGAAAATACGCAAAAAGGACTTGATTTTATAGATCAAATATACGCAAGTGCAGCAGAAAAAGAACAGCAAAGAGTTGACCAGCAAATACAAAGCAATGAACAGCAAGTATCTGAATTAGAATCTAGGTTACAACAAAGCGCAGGTTTAGAAAGGCAGTTTTTGCAACAGCAAATTGACAATGAAATTAAAGAGGGGCAACGACTAGAAAAAGAAAAAGCAAAATTAGAAAAAGAAGAAGCTAAAAGACAAAAACGATTTGCAATTGGTCAAGCTATAATTAATGGAGCTTTGGCAGTTACAAAAATATTAGCAACAACACCATTCCCATTGTCATTGATTGAGTCAGTAAGAGTGGCGGCAACAACAGCGGCAGAAGTAGCAGTTATTAGTGCTCAACAATTTGCACAAGGTGGTAAAGTAGGAGCGGCAAATATTAAGCAGTTAAGCAATGGAGACAATGTACTTGCCACAGTAAAAACAGGTGAGGTAGTTTTAAATAAGCGACAACAAAAAGCTTTGGGTGGTGATCGTGCATTTGCATCAATTGGTGTGCCAGGCTTTGCGTCTGGTGGTTTAGTTGGCAGTGTTTTATCACCTGCATTGGCAGCACCAACAAGTGCGTTAGATGAACAAATACAATTTTTATCTACACTACAAAGCAATATTGAAGCGGTAAACAATAGAATTGACAACATACAAGTAAGCTTAAATACTGATGAAGAACAAAGAGAACAAGAAGACCGACAAGAAAATATATTATTTGCAACATTAACAACTGATGAAAATGTATAAAATAGAGATACCAATTGATACAAAAAAAGACATAGTTAAAAGCATTCGTGATTCATCTAAAAAGATTTACACACCTATTGCGATAAAAAAGTTTTTAATAGAAAGTTATTACAGATATGTTGAGCCAATGCGAGCCAATGAAACATTTGAAAGTAAATGTAATAAAGCGTATAGGTGTATGTCATGTTTTAAA